CTACCGCTTTATCGCGGATTGCCACCAGCGGATGCTGATAGACGTACCCTTTATCAGAGATGATCGTCTGCCCCTCTTCACGCAGACGTTTGACCGCATCTACCCACGTACTCCATGCTTGGCAGTATGCAGCCAACGCTGCTCTATCAACCCGCGTGAGCAAACCGGCATCAAATAGCTCGCGCGAAACCCTGCGCCATTCCGCCTTCGCCACCGGATCAAGATGTCGGGGCGGTCTGGGTATGGCAAGCTCGAATTTCGGTTCGGCTTCGTTGAGTTTTCGTTTGCCCGGATTGCCTGCCAGCCGTTTAATGGCGGTTGGTTTTGGCGGTCTCCCTGCCATTACCCCTTTACCTCCATTTCGCGGTCATAATTTTTAGACTGCCCGCACGGTCTCTTTTTGTTGCTTTCTAGAGATTTTCCACCCCCTACCCCCTCTTTTCTTGTCTTTCTGGAGTGGCATGACTTGCACAGGGCTTGCAGATTTTCTAATGTATTTTCTCCACCGCGCGACAGTGGAATGATGTGATCCACTTCCGTTGCAATAACAGGTTGATCTCCATGTATGCCAAATGGGTCTTCACACAACGGCTTCCCCCGCAATACCATCATGCGCAGCTTCTTCCAGTTGTAATCATAGCCGCGCCGTGCGGCAGATAGCCGTTCGTCCGGCAATCGTGCTGATGCCCTGTGCAATTCACAGTACAGTTCATTGCCGTAAACCAGGTTTCGGCAATCGCTAGCACGACAGGGACGTGGTGGTCTCACCGGCATCATGCACGCTCCAGATAGCGGTAATTGACCCAGAATTCCACCCCCCGCCATTTCAATATACAAACCCACTCCCCTTGAATATCCAGTACTTTTTTGGGTTCGTCTTCCGGGAGTAGTTTGCCGATAATTGCGTATCCCATGCCCGGCCCACTGCGGATATTCACATACTCATTGCCCTTAGCCAGCTTGACGTAGTCCAACGCCGCATCCGTACCCACATGTCCTGCCGGCTGCGCGCTGGCTTGAAGATAAGGCAATGGATCGACTTCGCCCTTGTTATAACTGTTTGGATGTCCTGGTATTCGTAATTCAAAATGGAGATGAGGGCCCGTCGAATAGCCAGTACTACCCGAATATCCAACCAAATCCCCTGCACGCACATTAGCGTTTGGTGACACCACCACGCTGCTCAAATGCGCGTACAACGTTTGAAATCCATCATGCTGAATTACAACATAATTTCCGTAACCGTTTTCGTCATATCCAACCCGAATGATTTTTCCATCTGCTGCGGAAAGAATAGGTGTACCCGTTGGAGTTCCCCAATCCACGCCGTTGTGACCTGGTTTTCCAAACCTGGCGTAGATGCTCGGATTTTCGCCAAACCGCTGGGTAATCGGATACTGACCGATGAACGGATACCTAATTTTCATTTATTCCTCACCAATATCTTTCCTCTTCAGACTGCTAAATCTTTTCTCGGTATTTATCTCATGCCGATTTAAAGTATCTTTCATGGACGCTACCTGACAGGCCATGTCGTTTATTTCTTTTGCTAGTAACGTCAATGACCTGTCCTGAGCTTCACGCAGTTCGCGCAAGAACGTTCGCCACTGGTTATCCCGTTCAGTCTGTTCTGCGGAATAGCGCTTCATCATCTCCAGTACAAACCAGACAAAAATTCCGACAAGTGGTATCTGTGCCAAGAGTGAAAGTATTGTTGAGTCCATGTTAGCCGTGCTTGGTCAATCCGTAAGTGCCTTGATTTGCCACCGCACTCAGGATGATGGCTCTCAATAATCCAACGAGCCCTGCTCGATCGCAAGTCAAGCCGATACCAAACTCTGCGCCGATGCTCAGGCAAGATAATCCGTAAATCACGCTTGCTACAACGATAACCATAGCCAGCATGACCAGACGTTTTGTCTCGGCCTGCAATTGATCAAATCGATCTCTAAGACCTGGCAAGTATGAAAACGTCAAAGACAACACCGTGCCGGCGATTAAGGCTAACTCATCAGCACCCATGCAACCTCCTTAAAAAGCAGTCGCCGGACCTTTCGGTCCGGCGTACTTCGCAT